AGGCCGGGTGCACGACCGTCGAGCGCGCGGCGATGTGGTGCGCGCAGCTCGGCCATGAGTCGAACGGCCTGCTGTGGATGGAAGAGCTCGCGTCCGGCGCCGACTACGAGGGCCGCCGCGACCTCGGCAACACCCAGCCCGGCGACGGCCGACGGTTCAAGGGCCGCGGACCGATCCAGGTCACCGGCCGGCACAACTACACCGAGTGCTCGCGGTGGGCACACGGGCGCGGCCTGGTCCCGACACCGACGTACTTCGTCGACAACCCTGCCGAGCTCGCGTCCGACCGATACGGGTTCGTCGGGGCGGTCTGGTACTGGACCGCAGCCCGCCCGCAACTCAACGCGCTCGCCGACGCCCGCGACATCGTCGCCGCGACGCGCGCGATCAACGGCGGCACGAACGGGCTGCCGGACCGTCAACTCCGATACACGCGGTGCCTGGCACTCGGCGCCGCGCTACTCCCCGAGGAGGGATTCATGTCGGCCTTATCCCCTGAAGAGCAGCGCGAGCTGTACGAGGCGGTCTGCGGCCGCCGACGATCGCTCGTCGAGGGCTCGACCGCCGAGCTCACGATGCGCGACTGCGCGCAGCTCACCGACGCCGCGACCTTCCGCACCGAGCGTGAAGTCGCAGGCCTGTCCGACCGCCTGGACCGCATCGAACGCAAGTTGGAGGGCAAGTGATGATCTCGAACCCCAAGGTCCGCCAAGGCCTCTACGCGGTCCAGATGCTCGTCGGCGGCGTGGTCGCCTTCCTCGCCATCTTCGGCGTCCTCGAGCAGGGCACCGCCGACCAGATCGCCGCCACGATCGCGGGCCTGGTCGCGCTCGCGGCCGGCGGCGTCGCAACCGCGAACATCAACCCGAAGCCGGCCGTGATCGGACCGGACGGCGTCGCGCGCATCACCGACGCGCTCGCCGCTCACGCGAAGAACACCACGGTCTCGATCAACGTTCCGGACCTCGGATCGGCGGCGGCCGCCGTCGAGCAGAGTCGGCGCGACCTCGAGGCCCGCCTCGGTCGGCTGACCTGAGATGGGGCCGCTCAACCCCTCCCAGTGGGAGGGCGTGGGCGTCGGCACCGTCGTTCTCGTGCTCGGTCTCCTGCACGGTCTGGCCGTCACGCGCGGCTGGATCGTGTGGGGGCCGTCCCATCGCGAGCAGATCGCAGGCAAGGACGCCGAGATCGAGCACCTCCGAGGCCGATCCCTCGAAGATCAGAAGACGATTTCGACTCAGGCGGACGCGCTCTCGAAGGCGACATCGGCGATGTCCGAGCAGACCGTCGCATCCCAGTACGCGGTGCACATTCTCGAAGCGGTGCGCAATGTTGCAGGACGTGTGACATGAGGTGGCCAAAGAAGTTTCGGGGCGCTGACGAACAGCGCGAGCGGCAACAGGACGCCGCGCACGAGTGGGCGCAGGCCGTAGAACGGCGGCGCCGTGCCGAGGAGCAGGCGAGCGAAGTGGACGAGCGGGCACGAGAAGCGCGGGCCGTGGCACGGGTCGCCCGAAACGATCTAGAGCGCAATGGGTTCACCGAGCTGCTTCAGCAGGCGTGGGGAGGTGCAGCAACGTGAAGGACGCGGCGAATATCGCGCTGCTCGTGTTGGCGATCATGGTGGCCGCGTTCACGCTGCTGTACGTCATCCGGTCGCCGTGGGAGCGCAACAGGGTCGGACGCATCTACGCAGCGAAGTCGATCGTGCTCGCCCTGGTCCTGGCGCAGATCTCCGTCTCGTCATGGGTGTCGCTCGATTATCCAGGGCGGCAACCGATCCGACTCGTGATCTACACGCTCGGCGCGATCGTCTACGCGCCGATGCTGTGGGCGCTCTGGCGCGAGCAACAGGAAGACCGGCGCCGACATCGCGAAGAGGCGAAGCGAGATGAGGTGTAGCCGATGACGTCACCCAGTGGCCACACTCCGGACCGAATGCTGGACGGGCTCAGCGGTATCGAAGCGTGGTCGAAGAAGAGCCGAGCCGAGTACGAGGACGAGATGCTCGGCCGGGTCGTCGGGTCGACCACGAAGATCAACCTGTTCTCTCTGGCCGTCCAGGCGATCCAGAACGGGCTGCAGAATCTGTTCGGCATCGTCGGCGGTCACACTGTCGAACTTGCCGGGCTGCAGGACACAACGCAGAAGCTCGAGGGCGTCATCGGCTACGCGCACGGCTACATCACGGGCGGATGGTCCGGACAGCTCGGCCCCGCGAAGCGCAGCGTCACGGGCGTCATCGGCACTACGGTCGGCGTCACGAGACAGTCCGGTGCGTACTACCTGCACTCGAAAGGGCTGTGGGTTGCCGATGCGCGAATGAACATCGATCAGGCGGGATTCGCGGTCGGTACAACGACCGAGCTGCAGATCCGCGTCTACAGCCCCGGCGGGTCGCTGCACGCGATCGCGGTCTCGCTCCACAACACCGGAGCCCGGCACCCGCACGTGGTGCACCTTCCGTTCACCGTCCCGTCCGCGGGCTACTACGTCGAGTTCTGGGCTGACGTGCCTGTCGCACGAAATGCCTGGGGCGGATCGCAATTCAACGGGTTCTCCGTCGAAAAGCGCAGTTTGGAGGAGACGTGATCGACACGTCGAAGATGTCGGATGCCGAGATCGAGGCGTACGCGCGGGAGGCCATCGCATCATCCGGCGCCCCTGACGAGGATCCGTCGCCGCTGATCTCTGCGCTGAAGAACGCAGCAGCCCGCGAGAAGGCACTCGAAGACCCGTTCTGGCGCGCGCTCACGAACAAGGAGGCCGATCGAATGAAGGAGGCCGAAGGCGAATGACCACCATCACCGGAGATCTGTACGACATCGCAGGAGGCCGCGGTGACGGCGTCGCCGAGATCACCTCGACGGTGCTCCGCCCGGCGAACTCACACCTTGGGACCATCGTGCCGGTGCGGCGAAGCTTCCCGATCAAGGCAGGGATCCTGACCCTCACGGCCATCGACCCCGGGCCTGCCCTTCTCGAAATCTCGATGGAGGGATGGTTTTTCAGCGAAGTTGTCAACATCCCGGACTCGAGCGATCCCGTTCGGTTCGGCACCGTGCTCGACAACTTCATCGAGTACGAGCCGGGCGTGGTCAGCGAGGTCCGGGCACTCGCGGATCAGGTTGCGGCATCGACCGTTCGGGCCGAGGAGGCGGCTGACCGGGCCGAGAGTTCCGAGCAGTACGTCCAGGGCGTTGTTGCCGACGGTGTCGCTGCGGTGCGCGCCGAAGTGCAGAGCAACGCTGACGCTGCGATCGCCGCGTCGGGCGCCGCGGCCGGCTCCGCGCTGACGGCGGCGGGGGAGCGGGAGGAGGCCGAGCAGGCGGCGAGCACTGCTGGCGAGCACCGTGACGCGGCCGACGCAGCTGCGGCAGCGGCAGGTGAGTCCCGCGACGACGCTCAGGCTGCCGCGACGCTCGCGGGCCAGCACAAGGACGCCGCAGCGGAAGCGGCCTCCGATGCGCACGATGATGCCCAGGCCGCCGAGGCGTCGCGGCAGGGCGCAGTCACCGCTGCCGGCACCGCGGCGACGGATGCAGCCGACCAGGTGACAACGACGCTGCAGCAGGCCGTCGCGGCCGATCGACAGGCAGCAGAGACCGCGCGCGGCGGGGCAGAGACCGCGGCGACGACGGCGGCCGGCCATGAGGGCGCGGCCGAGGGCTTCGCGGCGGCCGCCGACGCATCGGCTCAGGCCGCCGACGCCGCGCGCCAACTCGCCGAGGACGCTGCCGAGAACGCGCAGCAGGGCGCACCGTCGGGCGGGTGGTTGCGCGCCCACCTCGAGCAGGCGGTGCAGGACGATCTGCAGCGCGCTCGGACGGCGCTGCAGGAGATGCCCGTCGCGACACCGGAGGCACCGGGCGCGATCAAGATCGCGGGACACCTGGCCGGTACCGCCTCGGATCCGCGGATCGCCAACGGAGTGATCGAGTTCGACCACTTCACCGAGGAGATGGGGCGGGCGGTCTACTTCGCGGCGATCCTGCGGGGCGCGTCGTACGACGAGAACGACATCGACGAGTACGTCGGCCTGCCGATCGGACTGTTCCGCGAGGACATCCAGGTCGCTGTCGCTCGCGCCGCGTCCGCGTACATCAAGCCGGCCTTGGGGATCTCGGGCGACGACCTGGCGGACGGCGCCGTCGATCTCGACCAGCTCTCGGACGTCGAGCCGTTTCCGGCGACGCCGTCGGTCAGGGCTGCTGTGGGATTCGCCGCCGAGATCCTGACCACCTTCGACGTAAACGGCGGCTGGACGCGCGACAACCTCACCCAGAGCGTGCAGGACGACCTCGGCAAAGCGGCGACCGCCATGCAGGGATCGAAGAACGGCACGCCGGCCGCGCTCACGGTGTGGGTCGGGACTGAAGCCCAGTACAACGCGGCAACGAACAACGGAGCGAACGAGGCCGCGAACACGATCTATCTGCGGGGTGCGTGATGGCCGGCAAGATCAGCTTCCCGGGCGTCGGTCAGATCAAGAAGACCAGCGCGGGTGGGATGGCGGTGAAGAAGATCAGCAGCGGCGGGGCAGTGCTGTGGTCGTCGTCCATTCCGCGACAGGGCGTGCTCAAGTCCGGCACGCAGCAGCTCTCGCAGAACTCGTACGAGAAGGTGACCGGGTTCAAGATCGACCCGGAGTTCCCCGAGACCGACATCGCGGCCGCGGCGGCGGCGAACGGACTTCTGGTCAGTGGCCGCGCGGCCTTCGTCGCCGAGGGCACGATGGCGACGTCCTCCACCGCCAACCAGAGTCGAGGCGTCCAGATCCGCGGCAGCGGCACGGTCCTCGGCACGACAGATGGGACGAGCGCCACGAGCTCGCGGACCGCGAAGGTAGTGGTTCCGGACGGCACCGACGTCCTGCTCGAGCTGTACGCGAGCGCGGGATCGTCGATCTCCTCGTATCGCGTCCTCGCTGCGGACACCACGAAGCTGTCCTACCGGACGGGCGGATACTACGAGCAGCTCACCCCGGTGTCCCTGGTCCGCGACCAGACCACCGAGGCGACCCTGACGGCGAACGCCGCGACGGAGTGGCCGCGCGTGCCTGGCTCCGGCATCTTCCTCGAGGCGGGAACCTACGAGCTGATCTGGAATCTGTATACGGTCGGCTGGGGCGCGTACTGGTCCGTCGGCTGCCGAGTCGGCGCAGAGCAGAACCAGGTCGTTGCGGGTGCGGCGAGCAGCAACTCGTGGAACCGGCCCGTCCAGACGATCACGGTGCCGTCCGCCCAGTTCGTCATGCCGACCGTGAAGACCAGCAACAGCAGTGAGCTCACCATCGATGCGGGACGGCTGAACCTGTTCATCGCGAAGATCTGACGAGCGGCCGACGCAGACACAACGAAGCCCCCACCCTTCCGAGGGTGGGGGCTTTTGCCGTTCGGGGTGGGTGTCTACCGCTACCGGTCTCGAAGATCGGTCCTCGCGCCGCGCCCGGGCCGATTCTCATTCCACTCGTCGATCGTCCGCTCAGTCCACCCGCCGACCGATCCGCGCGGCAACGTGCCATCCGCGTTCACTGGTCCGATTGTGACATCGGGCGGCGGCAGCTTATAGCCGCTCAGGGTCGGGTCACTCGCCCCGATCCGTTGGGCGAATTGCCGCTTGGACAGGTAGTGGACCGTCTTACGCGTGGCCACGGCGACGCCAGACGTTGCTCACGGCCCAGGCGGTGACACCGGCCCAGCCCACCCACACGGCGAGCAGCGGCGGGCTGTACGCGACGGCCGTGCATACGCCGAGAACGACGGCGGTCGCGGCGCTGGCCTGGACCCCGCGGTCTGTGATGTAGCGGTTCATCTGCTTCCCTCCCGAGGAATCGGATGGAATGATGTGGGCGGGACCGGCCCGGGTCCTTCGGGCCGGTCCCCTTCACTTAGTCCTCGTCGTCCTTGGTGAATCCCTGCCAGACCTGGATGGCCTGGAGGATGACACTCACGGCGGCGAGAGCAAGCGCCACATCGGTTTTCATCCGATTCCTCTCTGTAATTGTCGGCCGGGCCTTCCGGCCTGACATGACTTACTATACCGTTGCGAACGGAGAAGTACAACCGTTCTGGACGGATAAGTTCGGATTCTCTTCCGGCGGATGGAACCGACCTGCGAGCGTCGACGTCGAACAGGGCATGGACCCCATCGAAGCGGCCGCGATCCGTGCCGAGGGCTACGACCCCGATGACCCAGCTGTGCGCGAGGCGCTCGACTTCGTGCGGTGGGAGTTGCAGTTGCTTTCGGCGAAACGCTTGGGCGGATTGCTCAGGGGTATCCAGTGAATCGACGATCAGGCCAGATAAGGTGACGCAATGGCGCCGAGCGAGAAGATCACAGTCACATACGAGGGAGCCGATCCTGATGTGCATGTGATCGACGCGGCACTGTATGCGCAGGCTTTGATGGGCTTCGCGGAACTGACGAAGATCTCCTACCGAGTGCTCAATCCGCTCGATGACCACACCGTTACGACTCGCGTTGACGCGACACGGCCTGGGTCGTTCGTCGTGGAACTTGTCGCGGACTTGACCCTCATGGAGAAGGTGAGCAGCCTTTTCACGACGCGTGAAGCCAGCGCAATGGCCGCGATGACCGGGATAACCGGTCTCACGATAGTCAGCGTCATCCAAGGAGCGATCAAGCTCGTCAAGTGGATCGGTGGAAGATCGCACACTCAGCAGAAGTCCTCCGAGGGCATGGTGTCGATTACGGTCGCCGATGGCGGCACCGTCAATGTCGCGCTACCGATCTACCAGGCAGCAACCTCACGTGAGTTCTTGCAGGCAGCCGAGATGACCCTGCGGCCACTCGATGATCCCTCCTACTCCTCGATGTCGGTGGCCGCGGAAGACGGCGTTCGTGAGACCGTGACTGCAGACGACCGCGGATTCTTCTCGCCGCGCCCAGAAGTGCGTGCCAGTGACGAGACGGTCAAACTCGCAGTCGCCGTCGAGACCGCACAGTTGAGCAAAGACAGCAACTCACGAATGTGGGTCTTCCGTTCCGGCACGAGCACTTTCACAGCCAAGATGCTGGATTTCGACTTCATCGATCGCGTCGAGTCGGGTGCGGTGAAACTGGGAGGCGGGGTCGAGATGTTGGTCGACTACCGCGTTCAGACGTTTACCACCGGCCGTGAGGTTAGGTCGGTGACGAAGGTGTATCAGATCATCGACAACGGACATCCCGAACTCGCGGAATAGGGGCGTCCGTCCGGTTCGGGCGATCGGACTTGGGCGGGGCGCGCGGATTGCCGCCTGAACGCCGAACACCCCGGCGGGCGCCCGGGTGTTCAGGTGCGGGCCGCGACCGCTTCCCTCAGTCGCGGCCCGCGTCGGGCAATGTACGCGCGGGGTCCGACAGTCAGCACTCGCCGCGTGCGGCCGCGTTGACGGCGGCGATGACCTGAGCCTGCTCCTGCGGCGTCGCCTCGGCCCACGGAGCACCCTCGGACTCGACCGTGAAGTTCTCGGTCGAGTCGGCCTCGGACGCCTGCATGAGCGCGAGCACCATCTCGACGTCCGTCGTATCGAACATCTCGAACACGGCCTTCGCCTCGGCGCATCCCTCGGCCATCTCGGCGGGGCTCGCCACGACCGGGACGTTGACGGCGACTGTCAGTCCGGCGTCGGTCACCTCGTACAGGCCTTGGGTGCTCGTTTCGGTGGGGGCCGCCGTCGACGTCGACGCGACGGCCGAGCTCGTCGGCGCGCTGACCGTCGACGAGCTCGGCCTCTCCTGCTCGTCGGCCAACGTATCGGAATCCGAGCACCCGGCGATCAGGGTGAGGGCGAGGGCGGCACCAGCCGCGAGGAGTGTCCGATTCATGCCCGGATTCAACCAGACCAGACGGACGGCTTTCCACGAATCAGGAAGCGATCGCCCGCCAGAGGTCGAGGGATTCCACTGCAGTCCGGCGCCGGCCATCCGGCACCTTCGTGTAGATCTGGGTGGTCGACAGGGAGGCGTGACGCAGGAGCTCCTGCACGACGCGCAGATCGGCACCGTCGTCGAGCAGCGTCGTGCCGAACCAGTGCCGTAACCCGTGCGCCGTCCGCTGGATCCCGGCGCGGCGCATCGCCTGCCCGATCATCTGACTGACTGACTTCGAGTGGATGTGCTCGCCGGGGCGCGTCGAGTTCGCCGGGAACCACCATCCGCGCGCCGGCATTGTGGCCATCGTCGCCTCGATCACCGGGTGTAGCGGGATGGCCTTCACCTTGCCGCCCTTCCCCTTCACCGTGATGAGCCTTCGCTCGCGGTCGATGTCCTCGCCGCGGAACTTCGCGATCTCATGCACGCGGAGTCCCTCGAGCGCGCCGAGCAGGATCGCGACACGAGTCCGGTGGTGCATGTTCGTCGAGAGCAGGCGCATCAACTCGCTGTCGGCGACCGGCTTCGGGATCCGGTCGGGGGACTTCGGGGCGCCGACCTTTACGAGCGGGTTGTCTGCCCGGTACTCCTGCAGCTGCAGCCACTTGAACCAGGCGGCGAGATAGGAGTGGTAGGTGCAGTGCGTCGACTGCGACCAGTCGTCGGCGTGGGAGCTGTACCAGCGGACGACGTGTAACGGCGTCGCATCAGTGGGGTCAATTCCCGCCTCGGTAGCGAAGATCCGCAGAACGCGGACTCGCTCGGTCACCGTCACCTCGGAGAGGCGGGCAGCGTACTGCCAGACCTCCCACTCGTCGATCCTCCCGCTTCCCATGCACGTCGTATCTATCCCATTTGTGATGGTCGTCTCTAGATGCTTCCTGTCGATTGGGACGACCGTCCCAGTTCTTGAGGCGCGTGCTCGAGTCACCGCAGGTCGCCCCGGTTGACCAGCGCGTTCGCCTGCCCCGTGGTAGCGCGAGACCTAGTCGCGAGCGCGAGCGCCGGCACCGCGCTCGCGCGGCTCATGCGGCCCTCCGCTGCCCGTCGCCGGATCCCGGTCGGAGGGGGTGAATCGTGGATCTTCTAATCCGCAGGTCGTAGGTTCGAGCCCTACTGGGGGCACCGCTCGAGTCGCCCTCGTCCACCGCATCGGTGGGCGGGGGCGTTTCGTCGTTCAAGGGGCCGCCCCACATCAGCCAATCGCGGTCGACGCCGAAGGCCAGCGAGATCTTCTTGACCTTGACGTCCAGGCCGCGGGGGCTCTTGCCGTCCTCGATGCTCTGGATCTGCGATGCAGGAATCCCGCACTTGGCGCCGAACTCGCGCTGCGACATGCCGAGCTCTGCGCGCACGAGCTTCATGCGGTTGGCGAGCGAATCAGCCGGTCGCCACGAACTGTTCAGTGCAGTGGTCATGCAACGCATGATTGCACACGCCGGGTCGCATTCGCAAACATTTTGGCAATGTGACCTGCTGTGGATGTAATGCCATCTATATGACATCGTTGACATTCAACAGCTTGCATTGCAAGCTTTCGGCCATGGCCACAGCTACCCGACACCTCATTGAGGTTCAGCTCAAAGGGAAGACGCTCCGGGGCCTGGTTGTCAGCGCACGCCGTTCCGGTCGTAGCTGGCAGGCGATCGCCGATGAGGTTCGAGACCTCACGGGCGTGATCGTCAGCCGCGAGACCCTCCGGAGCTGGTTCCGCGACGTACCGCAGCCCCCAGCACTCGCTTCCTGATCCCACGAAAAAGCCCGCCCGGTGCTGGAACACCGAACGGGCACTGATCCCCACGAAAGGAAATCCGATGCCCGATTCTACGGCACAGCCGACGATGATCACCCGAGCGGAGAGTGAGGACATCCGGCGCTACGCCACCGCGACGCTGTCCGTCGGCCGCAACCCGGACAACCCTGACGAGATCAGGTCGAGCCTCGTCACCGATGTGACGATGCCGCCGATCTGCAGCCTCAAGCTGGCCCACATCCTCCGCGACGTCGCCGACCACCTCGAGACCGCACACGAGGCCGGGGAATGCTGACGTGACCGCCTACCTCTACGACGGCGACCTCGACGCCATCCTCGAGAACATCACCACGCCGCCGGCCAAGGCCCGCGTGCTCGTCGACCACTACAGCTCTCTCGCTGACCGGTTCGTCGGCCAGTTCACCACCGGCCTCATCGACGGCCTGAGCTGATCCTCGCGGCACTCGCCGCACACCCCAACCGCTTCCCGCGAAACCCGAATTGGGTTGTCGCGCGGTCAACTACACCCTTTTGGAGCCTGACGTGAAGCTCTTCCGTAAGCGTGAGACAGACCAGCAGCCGCTCGTGATCCCCGGCACCGGGGCGCCGGTATTCGACCTGCTGGCCCACCAGATGCCGCTCCCGGACTGGTCCGACTACCTCGGCGACCTCGCGGAGGTGGCGGCATGACGAACGAGACCCTCGCCGAGATCAGTCGGCAGAACCGCGATCGGCTCGCCGCCAAAGCCAACGAGCGCATCGGTCAGCTCGCCGAACTCATGGCCGGCAAGCCTGAGGCGAGCCACATCATTGGTTCGCTGCTCGGCGTCGTCGAGCTCCTGCGTGACGAGAACTCGGCCGACTTCCGGATCGACATGCGCGGCCTGGCCAACCGGCTCGACCTCCACGCGATCGAGCTCGCCGAGGCCGACGACTACGAGGGCGCGACGCTCGCGATCCAGTGCGCCGAAGCAATCCACCGCCGGCACCTTCAGCTCGACGAGTCCGATTTCCGCGAGCCCTCGGTCGATCGGGGGTCGATCCGATGAAGATCGCAGCCCTGTGGATCGCCTCTGCCCTCTCGGCAGGCATCGCTGTGGGCCAGGCCGTGCTCATCGTTCACGGCATCGGCTCCTGGTGGATCGTCGTCGCCGCCGTCGCGACGTTTGCGGTCAGCGCCGCGACCCTGTGGGGCGAGGTGGTCGACCGATGATCCTCCTCGGACACCTGTGGCAGATCGGCGTCTCGGCGTACCTCATCGTCATCGGCTACGGCCTGTGGGTCGACCGGGACCGAGGCGGTGCCGAGTGATCGCCGACAACCACGACGAGGCACTCGACGAGCTACTCGAGGCCCTGCCACAGCTCGACGGATTCGAGCCGTGGTGCGAGGTCGGCCCGGAGCAGTGGCAGCGATCTCACGGTAGCCACGCGACCGCCTACATCGAGTTCACCGGGCCCGGATCGGACTCCACCGCAGCGCACCTCATCGCGCTACCAACCAACCCCACCCCCGTGTTCGACGACGGTGCCGCCGCGGATCGCGCGCACGACGCGGTCGTCGACCAGCAGAACGGAGTGCTCTGATGCAGTGCTCGAAACCAGGCTGCACGAAGGCGGCCACGAAGCGGCGTATGTGCCGCACTCATTACGAAGGCTGGCGCCGCCGCGAGATGGCCTACGGGCGGTTCGCGCCGGACGTAGTCGACGTCGAGCCGGTTCGCCGGCACGTCGAGGGTCTGCGCCGCGCAGGGCTAAGTGCCCGTTCCGTCGCCGACTGTGCGGGCGTCGCGCTCAGTACCGTCGTCAACCTGCGATGCGGCCGCTCGGACGTCAGCCGCCCGAGCGGAACGATGCGCCGGCCCGTAGCCGAGAAGCTGCTCGCGGTGTCCCCCCCTTCGCACATCGGCCTGATCGCGGCCGACAGCCATATCGTCGACGCCACCGGGATGGTCCGCCGCCTGCAGGCGCTTCTCGCTGCCGGACACCGAAAGGTCGACATTGCTGCCGGACTCGGCATCCGGATCGACAGCCTGAACCGTCTCCTCCGCGGTGAGAGATGCACCGCTCGGAAGCATCGGGAAGTGGCCGAGTTGTTCGCCGCGCTCGAACTGAAGCCCGGGAAGTGTGAGCGAACTCGGCGTTCGGCTGCTGCGCGCGGCTGGGCGCTCCCGCTCGAGTGGGACGAGGACACGATCGACGACCCCGCCGCCGAACCGGTCCGGGCACGCCGGTCAGCTCGCACCCCGGCCGCGAGCGAGGTCAAACGGCGCGAGGCGCACGAGCTCGCTCGGTCCGGGATGGAGAGGGCAGCCATCGCGCACGAGCTAGGCGTGCACGAGCGCACAGTCGAGCGATACCTGGCGGTGGCATCGTGACGGCGCCCGTGCCGGCCCCGGCCCCGAAGCCTCGCCGAGTGCTCATCTCGTGGGAGCGGGGGAGTGGTGGTCCGGTCGTCTCGGCCGCCGGATACGTCAACGCGACAGGTCCCGTCATCTACCCGCGCAACGGATACATCGAGATGCGATCCGAATGGCCGACCTCGCAGCGGACCTCGATCCTGAACCGCCGCATCGTCGAGATCGTTTACCTCGGCCCGGATGACGACCCCGCGACCGTTGCCCAGGAACTCGTGAGCCGAGGTGACCCCCGATGGCCATGACCGCACGAGAAGCGCAGCGGCACATCGGAGAGCGCGTGCTCTACACGAGTCCGGTTACTCGGCAGATGTCCGGCTTCGGCGTGATCGTCAGCGCCGACGAGCGCTGGATCCATGTCCTCTATCCCGGCTCACGGGAGCCGATCAAGACCCACCCCGACAACCTCACTCTCGACAGGAGCAGCCGGTGATCACTCACGTTGACGGGCACACCCGTCTGGTCGCCCACTCAACTCTCACCGTCACGGGCCGGCGCGCCATCCAGCTCAATCTCGGCCAAGACGGCAACGGGTTCGGCATCCAGATCACGCCGGAGCTGTACGCCCGACTGGGCGAGCTCCTCGAGGAGCCGAAAGACGATTCCGACGACGATTCGACCACCAGCCATCCCGAGGAGAACGCGTGACCGCCAACCTGATTGAACTGCCCAGCCTCGTGCAAGGCACGGACGAATGGCACGACCAGCGCCGAGGGCTCGTCACCGCGTCCGCCGTCGGGAAGCTCATCACCACCCGCAAGCTATCGGCGGCGGACTACGACTGCCCCGCGTGCGGGGCACCGGCTGAGGACCCCTGCCGCAGCAAGGTGAAGGCCGGCGCGGCAATCAAGACCCTCCACTCGGAACGCGCCGAGGTAGCCCGTCGGAACAGCTCGTCAAGCATCGTCTTCGAGACGGCCAGCAACGACACATCCCGCGACCTGACAGCACTTCTCGTCGCCGAACGCATCACCGGGTACACCGACCCGACGTACGTCAGCGACGACATGCTGCGCGGGATCGAGGACGAACCGAGGGCGCGCACCAAGTACGCCGAGCACTACGCACCGGTCAGGGAAATCGGCTTCATGATCCGCGACGACAACGGCGTCCGGATCGGCTACTCGCCGGACGGACTCGTCGGCGACGACGGGCTGATCGAGATCAAGTCCCGTCGACAGAAGGCGCATCTGGAGACCATCCTCTCTGGACATCCACCGGTCGAGAACATGGCGCAGCTTCAGTGCGGGCTGCTCGTGTCGGGGCGGAAGTGGATCGACTACGTCTCGTACTGCGGCGGGATGCCGCTATGGGTGAAGCGCGTCTACCCAGATCAGCGCTGGTTCGACGCGATCACCGCCGCGGTCCGCGCCTTCGAGACGAACGCAGCCGAGATGATCCGCCTCTACGACGAGTCGATCGCTGGGTTCCCGGTCACCGAGCGAATCATCGAACTGGAAATGGTGATCTAGCAATGGATCTCACAGAGTCGATCGCACCGAAGTCTGACCAGCTGAACGCCGAGGACCTCCTCAGCGGCCCGCGCACCGTGCAGGTCGAGAAGGTCACCAAGGGCTCGGCCGAGCAGCCCGTCAACATCCACCTCGTCGAGTTCCCGGGCCGGCCGTTCCGTCCGAGTAAGACCGTGCGGCGCATCCTCGTCGCCGCGTGGGGCCCGGACGCGTCCGCCTACGTCGGCCGACGAATGACCCTGTATCGCGACCCCGCAGTGAGATTCGGCGGCCAGGACGTCGGCGGGATCCGCGTCAGCCACCTCTCCCACATCGAGCAGCGGCTCACGCTGGCGCTCACCGTCACCCGCGGCAAGCGCGCGCCGTATGTCGTGGAACCGCTGCCCGCCGGTCCGCCGCGCATCACGAACGAGCAGGCCGAGGAGATCGCGGCGGGCATCGCGAACGCCGCCGATCGCGCCGAGCTCGACATGATCGGCGCCCAGCTCCAGACGTTCGACCTGGCCGACCACCGGGGCCGCCTCGGCGGGCTGTGGAAGTCCCGCCTGGCCGAGCTCGCCGCCCAGCCACAGGAAGCGCCGAGCAACGGCGCCGACGCCCAGCAGTAACCCACCACCCCGAGAGGAATCCCTATGTCCCAGACCATGATCGACTCCGCCCGCCTCCAGTTCTCCGGCCTGTCTGCCGAGGACTTCGAGGACGTCCCCGAGATCGGCGAGCAGCGCACGTACACGATCATCGCGACCTGCCAGTCGCACACCGAGCGCGCGATGGCCAACGAGGGCACGCGCAAGAGCGTCAACATGAAGGTCGTCCGCGTGCTGTCGGGCGTCGACAAGTCGATCGAGGAGAAGGACGACGACGAGCCGAGCCTCTTCGACCAGCCGGCACCCGAGGACTCGAGCGAGCCCGAGGACGATCGCGACTCCGACGCTGAGCTCGCCGACGGCCAGCACGACGACGAGGCTCCGGCTGGGGGCCTCAGCGTGTTCAGCGGCGGGCCCCAGTTCAGCGCTGGCGGTGACGAGTGAGCACCCGCGATCTGATCGTCGTCGACATCGAGACGACGAGCCTCGACACCGAGGAGGCGGTCGTCCTTGAAGTCGCCGCGATCAACACGACCACGGGCGTGGAACTGCACTTCGTCCCCGCGCTGCCGTCTGGATGGCTCACCAAGGCGGACCCGGTCTCGCTCTCCGTCAATCGGTACTTCGAGCGCCGCCTCTTCGATGAGGAGCTCGCCGAGGACCAAACTCTCGCGTACTACGCGACCCTCGTGGAGATGCTGCAGAGCAACACATTCGGTGGATCGAACCCGAGGTTCGATGCAGCGATCCTCGCTCGCGTACTCGACGGGTACGGCTACGCGACGGCGTGGCATCACCGCCTCGCCGACCTCGCGGCGTACACCGCCGGGTCGATCTGGCTCGAGCCGACCGACCTGCCGGGCCTCGACCGCTGCTGCGGACTGCTCGGCGTCGTGAACGAAGCCCCGCACTCTGCTCTCGGCGACGCCCGAGCGACCGCGAAGTGCTTCGAGCGTCTTGACGAGCTCGTCCACGAGCGGACAAACCGAGGCGAGGTGCCGTTGTGAACGGTATCGAAGAGGCTGACAAGGCAATCCGCTTCGACCGCGACGGCCTCACGATCGGCGGCGAGCGGGTCCCGGGCCTGATCGAGGTGCCCGCCCTCATTGGCCAGGGTGATGCGCCGGATCAGTGGCGGGTGACGGTCACGTTCCTGACGAACGTCTACCCGACTAGCACCTCCGACGTCGTCGACGAGCCCGTCGGCGACACGACGCGGGTCATCCGGCCCGCCGCCCCGGGCGACGACTGATGCGCGCCCAACTCAACGCAGCTGCCCTCGCCGTCGCCCTCACGGCGGCGGGGGTGGCCGCGGCCATCGCACTCGCGGCCGGCGAAGTCGTCGGCCGCCTGGATCCACGGAGGTGGTCATGAGCGACAACGTGATCCCGCTCCAGCCGAAGCCCGCCCATCTCACCTGTGAGTGTGGCAGCGCCTGGTGGAACGCCAAGGTCTGCATCGAAGGACAGAAGGTGACCGGATACGGCCTACCGCTGGTGTGCGTCGAGTGCGGAAAGGACGGCCACCCATGAACGACACCTGCAAGCACTGCCACCTGCCCATCTACCTGATGTTCCGCCCGCGCACCGGCGAGAAGCTCGTGCACCGCGGCACGCACCTCGCCGAGTGCGCCACCGGCGGGACCACCGCAACCCCGAGGAGTGAGACCAAATGACCACCAACGCCGACCGTCAGACCGCAGCCCGGGTGGAGGCAGCCCACGATGAGGAAGCTGAGAAGTACGCGAAGGTGCACCAGGCCGCTCGGCGCACGCAGGCCGAGTTCGTCTGGGAATGGGACCAATTGAGTGACGAGCAGAGGGTGGCCCGTGTGGGCGCCATGCGCTCCGTCCTGGATCAGCTGACAGCTGATGGGCGTCTACTGCCCGAAAGCGGCGAACTCACCGAGGCGGTGAAGAAGTCGCTGACGGACGCGCTCGACACCGTCCTGTCGGCGACCGGGCTGATCGCGCCCGTCTCGGACGACGCCCCGGATGGCACACCGGAGAAGGCTTGGCCAACCGTCTGGGAGATCAGTGAGGGCGTCTGGTTCCGGCCGATGTCGATGCCGGGCGTCGTCCTCAGTAAGTCGGGACGAGCGGGCTGGTTCTTGATGGGCGACCAGGGCGGCGAGTTCACGAAGTGGAGCACCTCCGACGAGCCGATCAACGCCCTCGCCCCGTTTGTGCGTGTGGACGGAGACCGGTCATGAGCCAGGATCTCGTCCGCGCACGCCGCGGCGTCAGTAACGGCCCCGACACCCACGCGGAGCAGGCCGACCGCACCATCGCGAGGGTGACGCGCGAGAACGACGAGCTGCGCGCCGCGATCGCCCGCACCCGCGCGTACGTGGACCACCCGGGCAACTGGTCGGCACTCGACGTCCGGCGCACGACCATCCTCGGACTGCTGGACGGGGGTCGCTGATGGCGCGCACGTACCCCGCGAAGCGGTCCCGAGTTGCCACCGATGAAGACGTGTGGGCAGAGGACCGCGTGACCGCCGTCCAGCATCTCGTCCCGTGCGTCGTCTGTCGCGAGCTGATCGAGGAGGGGCAGCGCATCGTCGACGGTGACCCTGCCGATGCGCCGTTCTCGGACCTATATATCCATCCCGGCGCGCTCATGCACGCGCGCTGCGCTGACGCGGGGGAGGCGCTGCCGTGAACCTGACAGCCCTGCAGTGCGCGGTCCTCGCCGAGCTGACCGACGCGCAGATCCTCGGCCTCGCGGACGCGCCCGAGTACTGGATCTCGGGCATCCGCGACGGGCAAGGCTGCGGCACCGTCCGCGGCGAGTGGCCCGGACGGGTGTTCCGCAAGACCTATCGGTGGGGCCTCGCCGTCACCGCGGAGGGCGACTACTTCAGCGAGCGTAAGCAGGGCGACCCCGCGCACGCCGGAACGCTCACCTGGAAGCGGATTCAGCTGTGGGTCGAGAGCCTGCCGGCCGAACTGCGCGCCGACGCCCGCCGAGCTCGCACGGCCGACGATCTCGAACGTCGACGGGTCGTCGATGCGCTGCTCGGTCGCACGGAGTGCGTCTACCTCGACGGCGCTCCGTCCGAACCGAGGGAGCTGACGCTCTGGTGACCGACACCATCACCACCCGCGTCCCGGTCGCCGCCGAGATCAAGCGCGCGACGAACCCCCACCGACCGCCCGAGCGCCACTGCCCCGAGTGTGGCGAGGCGCCGCCGGCCGGGATGGTCCGGTGCCCGGGCTGTCGGAGCCGATCAACTAGCGAGGAGAGAGCGTGAGTCATGGCCTGGTTCAAGGTTGATGACGCCTTCCATGCGTCACGGAAACTGAAGTCGATACCCGCGCGGTACCGCCTCGCAGCGGCCGGGCTGTGGGTCATCGCGGGCTCCTGGTGCTCGCAGGAGAAGACCGACGGGCACGTCCCGAACTACATGATTCGGGAGTGGGGAGCGACCCCGAAGACGGTCGAATCTCTCGTGGACGCGGGACTTTGGAGCCGCGAACACGACGGATACGCGTTCCGTTCGTGGCTCGAGTACAACCCGAGTCGGGCGCAAGTGGAGTCCGAACGCGCCGCGAGCAAAGAGCGTATGCAAGCCAGCCGCGAGCGTCGGCGCAACAAAGCTGCTGCTCAAGACTCCACGGTGAGCGATGTTGCGCCGCAACAGTCGGAGGAGTTGCAGCGCAACGCTGAACCAGCGTTGCAGCGCCCCGACCCGACCCGACCCGACCCGACCCGTCCCCTAGTTAGTAACTCTGGGAGGGAATCTCACGTTGGTGAGCGCGCGGGCAACGAGCCGCCACCCACGACGTGCCCGAAGCATCCCGGCGGCACCACGGCGCCGTGCCGGGCCTGCGGCGACGCCCGGGCCGTCCGGGACCGCTGGGACGCCGACGAGCGCCGCCGGCAGTCCGAGGCGCAGTCCGCCGAGGCTCGCCAGCGCGCCGAGCTCCGCCGCGCCGCCGTCGAGGCCTGCGGGCACTGCGACGCCGACGGCCGCCGCACCGACGCCCCGGGCCTCATCTGCGACCACACCGAGGACCAGGCCGACCGCACTCGACGCGGAATCGCCGCGGCCCGAGCCGCACTCAACCCGAAGGGGGTACCCTCCGATGCGTGACTTCCAAGACCTGATCGACCACGACGCCGCGCTGACGGTCTCGTGCCGCTACTGCGGAGCCGCCGAGGGCAAGCCCTGCACGACGCTCGACCGCAACGGCGACCGGCATCCGCTGACGCACCTCGCGGCTCACCCGAAGCGCATCCAGCGCGCGGCCCGCATCGCACGCCTGCAGCAGTTCGACGCCGAACGTGAGGCGCAGCGAGCGGAGGCCGGCCAGTGACCACCGTTGTCGGACTCGATCCGAGCCTCACAGCCGCTGGAATCGCCGTAATCAAGCATCCCCAGCACTCGGACACCCCGAACGCTCCCCGGCTCGTCTGCGTGGGAGCGAGCGGCCAGAACGGCGACTCTCTGCCCACGCGGAGCATTCGAGTTGCGGACCAGGCTGAGCGGATCCTGCGCGCGATGCCCCCGAGCGTGCGTCTCGTGGTCATCGAGGCCCTGCCGCCGAAGCCGCCACTGAACGCGAAGCTGTACCAGGAGCGCGCCGCGCTCGTGCTCCGTGTCGTCGAGTTCCTCGCGCGCCGGCGGATCCCGGTCGCCGACGTCAGCGCGACCACGCTGAAGCTCTGGGCGACGGGCAACGGCCGCGCCGAGAAGGCCGAGGTGATCGACGCGATGCAATCGCTCTGGCCGCACGCGCGAATTGGAGCCAACGACAACAAGTCCGACGCGCTCGCCCTCGCAACGATGGGAGCGCAGGTGCTCGGGTGGTACGAGCCCGAGCTGCCCCACCACTTCGCGCCGCGCGTGAGCTGGCCTGTGGGGGTGGGGGCATGAGCGTGATGACTGGTCTTGCAATCGCGCTCACCGCTGCGCTCGTGTGCCTCGCCTTAGGGGCGCTCGCAGCAGCGGCCTACGACCGGGCCGTGGCGAACGCACACCCTCTCGACGAGCGCGCGCGGCGAGCCGCCCTCGCCACCGATCAGTTCGAAGCGATGACGCACTGCCCGGAGTGCGGCGCGTATGGCCCGCACCTGATGCGCGAGCCGAGGCGGGCGTCCACGGCCGACGTCAAGGCGTGGGAGGCGCGGTACGCCGAGTTCCTTGAGTGCCGCGACGAGGTCGAGCGGATCGAGCTCAGGTCCTTCGGAGGCGGGCTCGAGCGAACCGCATACTGCGGCCCGACGTTCCGTGAGCGACGGCCTATCGACGAGAGCGAGTACTCGACCATCCGTATCTGCGAGTGCGGGAAGGAGTGGGGGCAGAAGTGAGCGCGTGGGAGCTGATCGGCACCGTCGACGAGGTGCAGCTGTTCGACAACGGCGGATTCCTGGACCCCGGACCAGTGCCGATGGTCAACAACACCGGCGAGCCGATCGCCATCGTGCCGATGAACGAGTTCATCTCGTTCACAAGCCAGGTCGTGCCACTGCCGACGTCGAGCCTGATCGACATCGGGTCCGACGGCATCGGACGCTGCCGCCTCTGCGCGTACACCTACGTCGTGCACCCACCCTGGCCGTGGATCGACTGGAAGACCGGGCAGCTGCATGCCCGCTCGACAGGTGGGCCGAATCGCGCCACCCGCAGGAGGAACCGATGACCCGCTACCGCATCCGCAAGAATGGCGACCACTGGATCGTCTACCGCAACATGGGCACCTTCGGCTGGTGGCCGATCGTCGGCCACGCCACATGGTCCGCTGCCCTCGCCACCATCAACCGTCGAATCCGCCGCGCCCGCGGCACCCAAGCCGACTACGCCCTCGCCGCGCCTGGGAGGAACCGATGAACGTCGACTGCCACAACTGCGGCCGCGTCGTCGCCGACGGGCTCGAACTGTGCACGCTGTGCGCGGACTCGCTACACCGCGAGCTGCTCGAGATCCCGGGCCTCGTGTCCGACATGACGATCACCCGCGCCCGCCTCGACCGCATGAGCCGAGGCCGCGTCGGAGGGAAGAGCGCCGAGACCGCGCTGCCCGTACGCCTGGATAAGTTCGACCAGCGTCCGACGCAGCGCCCGCTCGTTCACCTGACGCTCGTCATCGGAACATGGGCGCGCGTGGCCGCCGACCAGACGGGCCAGTTCCATGAGCTGCACGTCGCGCTCGACAGCCCGGGCCTGCGGCAGCTCGCGCACAACAACCGTCGCGGACGGCTCGATCGAGCCGCGCTGTCGACCGAGCCCGCGCACGACGTCGAGCTCGCCGCCGTCTGGCTCGCGGGCTGCGCCGGCAGTCTTCGCGCGGTGCCTGACGCCGGGGTCATGTACGACGAGATCACCGACGCGCTCGCGTACGTGAGGCGGGCGATCGACCAGCAGCCCCAGCTCACCTATCGGGGCCAATGCGGTGCGCTCGTTGCCGACGAGTACGGCGTGTACTCACCGTGTGGCGCTGACCTGTACGTGGAGAAGGGAGAGGCGTACGTAGCGTGTCCGTCATGTGCTGCGCCGCACGACGTTCGCGACATCGAGCACCAGGCGCTCGACCGTGAGGACGACCGGCTCTGCACGCTGCTCGAGCTACTCGCCATCCTGCGGGCACTGGGCGATCCCGTGCCGAAGTCCACGCTGTACGCCTGGGCCAACGACCCGAAGCGCAGGAAGCTGACCGTGCGCGGATGGCGGACGCCGAACGGCATGGTCACCCCGTACTGGATCAGGCGGTCCGACCCGCCCGTCTACCGGCTCGGGGATGTCCGGCGGTTGGCGGCCGCGGCACGCAAGGCGGCGGGCTGACACGCTCCCGACAGGGCTGCTGCCGTCGAGCCTCTGACCTGTGTAGACTCCGAGCTGCCACTGACGACCCCTGCCCGAAAGCAGTCGCAGCCGTCACTCTCGGCACCATCCCCCCATCGTCCGGACGCGCCCGGATCCCTCGTGCTGCACGCCGCCTCTCACGGGCCGCGGCTGTGCGCCGGGCTGGGCGCGTCCGGGCTCATGCTTCCGCCCGGTGTCAACGTCATCCGCAGCGTCATGCAGAACCCAGCGCTGAGGAAGCGAAGCTGCACACAACGCGCACTGCTGTGCGTAGATCCGTCGTAGTGGAATGCGGTGGTGGTGCAGCTGCCCGGGCGGTCCAACGTCGAGCCGAGGTGATGACCGGATGCCGACCGCGCCGCCCCGTGGATGTCCGAAGTGCCGCAAGGCGCACAGCAACCCACGAGGCTGCCCTCGGTGCCGGCCAGCATGGCAGGGGTCGAGCTGGACGGGCGGCAGCACGCGGCGATGGCGCAACCTCCGGGCCGATCACCTCGCCGCGCATCCGTTCTGCCAATGGCCGGGCTGTCGGCGCCTGGCCGTCGACGTCGACCACCGCGTGAACCTCGCGGCCGGAGGCGAGCGGTACGACCCGGCGAACCTGCAGAGCCTGTGCAAGCCGCACCACGACGACAAGACCCGCGCCGAGGCTCAGGCCGGGCGCACCGACGGCCCGCCTCCGTTCTGACGGGGGAGGGGGTCGAAATCCCTGTACCTCCCGCCAGGGACACCGGCGCGGTAACTCGAGTTTTTCGCGCTCAGGTTTGGGGTCATGGGGGGTATCCCGACGGAAGGGGGTCACGATGCCCGGTCCGGCTGCCACGCCGCCCGCGCTGAAGTTGCTCAACGGCCGGAGCGAGGGCCGCGATTCCGGCGGCCGTGCCGTCACCCCGCCGCCCGACTTCCGGCGCATCCCGCCGAAGCCGCCGACCTGGCTCTCACGCGAGGCGAAGGCCGAATGGAAGCGCGTCGTGCCGGGTCTGTCTCGGCTCGACCTGACGAAGGAAGAGGATCGCGCCTCACTCTCCGCGTACTGCGAGACGTGGGCGACGTACGTCGACGCGATCCGCCAGGTTCGGAAGGACGGCATCGTCGTCGAGAACCGCTCGATTCGGAAGGACGGGACCGAGTCGGTATGGAAGACAAAGAATCCCGCGATGGCCGTCGCCGAGCGCGCATCGCAGCAGCTTCGCGCATGGGCCGCAGAGTTCGGCCTGACGCCGTCGTCCGAGGGCAAGCTCTCGGCCGCGTTCGGCGCCGTCGAGGGGACGCCCGATGACGAAGGCAACCCGTTCGCCTGAGTTCGAGCTCTACGACGCCGAGGAGCTCGAGCGGCTGAAGATCTCACCCGAGGTCGGGTACTACCTCGCGTCACGCGGGATCCCGCTGCCGGACTGTCCGCCGCTGATCAAGACACCCGAGCCGCGCGACGAGCCCGGTGCCCGGTTCGATCCGAGCCGTGTCGATGCGGTGCTGAAGGTGTTCAAGCTGCTGCGGCACACCAAGGGCCGACTGGCCGGCAAGCCGCTGAATCCGGATCCGTGGCAGGTCGCGTACATCCTCGCGCCCGTGTTCGGCTGGGTGCGATTCGACGAGGATGTCCAGGCGTACGTCCGGATCATCCGCACGTCCTACGTCGACCTCCCCCGAAAGAACGGGAAGTCGACTCTTGCGGGTGGGATCGGCGTGTACCTCACCTGTGCCGACGGCGAGGCCGGCGCGCAGGTGATCGCCGCCGCGACGCGGAAGGAGCAGGCCGGGTTCGTCTTCGACCCGATCAAGCTGATTTGCGAGAAGTCGCCCGCACTGCGGCCGTACGTCAAGACGCTCGCGTCGAAGATCGTGCACCCGAAGACGGGCAGCTACTTCCAGGCGGTCGCGTCGGCCGGCGACGCGCAGCACGGCGCCGACCTGCACGGCGGGATCGTCGACGAGCTGCACCTGCACAAGACGTACGACCTCGTCGAGGCGATCGAGACGGGCACCGGCTCGCGCTCGCAGCCGCTCATCGTGTTCATCACGACTGCCGACGCGGGCAAGCGGCACACGCCGTACGACCGCAAGCGCGCGATGATCGAGCAGCTCGCTCGCGGTGCGCTGCACGACCCGTCGACGTACGGCGTGGTGTTCGCTGCACCGGCCGAGATGGATCCGTTCAGCGAGGAAGCGCAGCGCGCGGCGAACCCTGGCTACGGCGTCTCGCCGACTCGCTCGTATCTGCGTGACGCCGCGACGAAGGCCCGGAACTCCCCGGCCGATCTCGCCTCGTACCTGCGCCTGCACCTGGGCCAGCGCACGAAGCAGTCCGAGAAGTACATCGACCTGACGGCGTGGGACCGCAATGCGTCGATGGTCGACGAGGCCCGCCTCGTGGGACGTGCCTGCTTCGGCGGGCTCGACCTCGCGTCGGTCTCGGACATCACCGCGCTGTGTTGGCTCTTCCCTGACGCCGAGCGCGGCGGGTATGACGCCATCTGGCGACTGTGGACGCCCGAGGCGAACGTCGAGGCTCTCGACAAGCGGACCGCGGGCGCGGCGAGCGTGTGGGTCCGACAGGGATTCCTGACCGCGACGCCGGGCAACGTCATGGATTACGACTACATCGAGTCGGTCGTGAAGGCGGACGCGAAGGCCTTCACGGTCCAAGAGGTTGCGTACGACCGATGGAACGCCTCGCAGCTCGTGAACAACCTTGTTGCCGAGGAGATCCCGATGGTCCAGATGGGCCAAGGGTTCGCATCGCTGTCCTCGCCGACGAAGGAGCTGCAGCGGCTCGTGCTGCTCGGCACCGAGGAGAAGCCGATGCTGCGGCACGGCGGGCACCCGGTGCTGCGGTGGATGGTCGACAACCTCGCGGTCGCGATGGACGCGGCCGAGAACGTGAAGCCGGACAAGGCGAACGCCGCCGACAAGATCGACGGCGTCGCCGCACTGATCAACGCGCTCGGCCGTGCCATCGATGGCGACGTCCAGACCGAGAGCGCGTACGACGACCACGACCTGATGGTGGTCTGACGGAGGGATCCCATGATCGCTGTCGCGATATCTGTCGGCCTGCTCGCCCTCGTGGCCGCGGCCTGTGGCGTGGTGCTGTACGCGCGGCGCCTGCGCATCCGGTCCCGGGTGCTCGTTTCGCTGAAGTCCGGGAACGGCGTCTCGGGCGTGATCGTCCGCAGCTCGGGCAACTGGATCGTCGTGGCCGACGCGATGGTGCTCGACCGCGACGCATCCGCGCCCACGCCGGCCGACGGCGAGATCTGGGTTGAGCGGGCGAACGTCGACTTCGTCCAGGCGATCGGGGGTGACCGATGAGCTTCGTCGTCTCCGAGGGCGCGGTGCGCGGCCTCTCGCGCCCGGATCTGCCGGGCGTGCCTCGTCTGCAGCTGAGCGACTCGCTGTCGATGACGTACAAAGAGATCTGGAAGAAGCAGCCCGCCGTACGCACGGCGGTCTCGTTCCTGGGCCGCAACATCGCGCAGCTCGGTCTGCACGCCTTCCGCCGGGTCGGCGACACCGAGCGCGAGCGACTCACCGACCACGCGCTCCCGTTGCTCATCGGGAAGCCGAACCCGTGGACGACGCGGTATCGGATGCTCGACGCGCTGGTGCACGACCTGGGCATCTACGACCGCGCGTTCTGGCAGAAGGTGAAGGCGTCCGACGGCAGCCTCGCGCTGGTCCGCCTCCCGCCCGAGATGGTGTCGCCGAAGGGTGACAACTGGCTCACCCCAGCATCGTTCGAGATCAAGGGTAGCAAGGGGACGAAGGAGGTCGCGGCCGAGAGCCTGGTCTACTTCCGCGGGTACGCGCCCGACGACGATTTCGGCACCTCGCCGATCGAGTCGCTGCGGCAGATCCTCGCCGAGGACTGGCACTCGAGTCGTTCGCGTGAGCAGACGCTGCGCAACGGCGCACGGCTGTCCGGATACCTGCAGCGGCCCCGCGAGGCGTCGCGGTGGGAGTCCGAGACGCGAGACCGGTTCCGGGAGTCATGGCGGGCGCAGTACACGGGAGACGGCCCCGCGGCCGGCGGAACACCGATCCTCGAGGACGGCATGACGTTCAACCCGGTTGCGCAGACCTCGGAGCAGCTGCAGTACGTCGAAGCGCGCAAGCTCACCCGCGAGGAAGTCGCGGCGGCGTACTTCATCCCGCCGCCGATGGTCGGCCTGCTCGACAAGGCGACGTTCTCGAACATCACCGAGCAGCACAAGATGCTCTATCAGGACACGCTCGGCCCCTGGCTGACGATGATCGCCGACGAGCTGGCGCTGCAGCTGATCCCGGATCTGCCCGGCAGCGATCGCGTCTACGTCGAGTTCAACCTCGCCGAGAAGCTGACCGGCTCGTTCGAGACCCGGTCCGACTCGATGCAGAAGGCATGCGGCGGACCGTTCCTCACGGTCAACGAGGTCCGGGCGATGGACAACCGACCGCCGGTCGAGGGCGGCGACGCGCTGATCCGTCCGCTGAACGTCACGCAGAACGGCGACGACGAACCCATTCCGGCCGAATCCGGGCCGGACCCCGAGGCCCCGCCGCCGGCCGACGACGAGCCCGACGAGGAGGGCCAGGAATGAACACCAAGGCATGCACGGTCAAGATCAAGGCCGGTCCTGATGCCGGGCTCGCCGAGGGTGAGTTCATCGCGTACGCATCGGTATTCGGCAACAAAGACTCGTACGGTGACGTCGTGCAGCCCGGCGCCTTCGCGAACACGCTGAAGGCGTGGGCCGAGAAGGACGCCGCGGTCCTGCCGCTGCTGTGGGGGCACAAGACCGACGATCCCGACTACAACATCGGCGAGATCCTGTCGGCCGAAGAGGATGAGCGCGGCCTGAAGGTGCACGCTCGCCTCGACCTCGAACAGCCGAAGGCGGCGACGACGTACCGGCTGCTGAAGTCCGGCCGCGTCTCGCAGATGTCGTTCGCGTACGCCGTCATCGATGGCGAGTTCGTCGAGCCGACCGGCGAGGGGAAGACCTGGCGGGATGCGTACTACTCGCTGAAGGAGCTCGACCTGTTCGAGGTCTCGGTCGTGCCGATCGGCGCGAACCAGGAGACCGAGATCCTGGCCGTGAAGGCCGCGGCGGAATCGCTGCGAGTCAAGGCCGGCCGCGCGCTCTCGGCGAAGAACGAGACCGCCCTGCGCGACGCGAAGAAGCAGCTGGAAGAGGCTGCCGCGTCGATCGACACCGTGCTCGGCGTCCTCGGCGAAGAGGTCGACGACGACGAGACAGAAGACCAGGACCAGACCAGCGGTGAGGAACCGACCCCGGAGGGCTCCGACGGGAGTTCTGCCGGCAAGTCCGCTCCAACCCCGTCCGTCTCCCTGGCGAGTGCGGACGCGCTCGCGGCCCTCATCGCCACGAGCGCATAACCAACTACGACCAGGAGGTCAACAACCATGAGCGCTACCCGACTGAAGAGCCTGCAGGAAGCCGCGCAGGCTGAGGTGAAGAAGGCCCGCGAGATCGCAGAGAAGGCGCAGGCCGAGTCTCGCGAGATGACCGACGACGAGGCCGGCGACTACCGCACCTCGATGGCGAAGGGCGGCGATCTGCTCGAGCAGATCAAGGCGCTGAAGCGCGACATCGAGATCATCGAGCAGGCGGACAATCTCGCGAAGGAGATCGGCCTCCCCGCGGGCGACCCGGTGCACGACACCGTCACCCGGATGCGCGCGAAGTCGCTGGGCCTGCAGGTCGTGGACTCGCTCGAGTTCAAGAACGCGATCGCGCCTTTCAAGGGCGGGCACATCCCCGAACGGTCGCACTTCTCGACGGACCCCATCGACGTGAAGGGTCTGTTCGTCGGCGGCAACGATTCGAGCGCGGGCGCGTTCGTCACTCCGGAGCAGACCGGCATCGTCGAGATGCTCGGCCGCAAGGAGCTGACGATCCGGGATCTGATCTCCGTGCGACGCACGGGCTCGGACACCGTCGAGTACGTCCAGCAGACCTCGCACACGAACGCGGCCGCGGTCGTCGCCGAGGCCACCAGCTCGGCCGCACCGACCGCTCCGGAGGGTGCCGGCGCGCTGGTCACCGCTCCCGGAGGCGGCTACAAGCCGGAAGGCTCGTGGGCGTTCGAGCGCAAGACCGCGGTCGTGAAGACGATCGCCGAGTGGGTGCCGGCCACCAAGCGCGCCCTGGCCGACGTCGCCGCGCTCGAGGGGCTCATCAACGACGAGCTCCGCGCCGACATCGCCGAGGCCGAGGAGGGCCAGATCCTCAACGGCAGCGGCACAGGGGAGAACCTGACGGGCATCCGCAACTGGTCCGGCGTCCAGACGCAGGCGTTCGACACCGACATCTTCACCTCCGTGCGCCGCGCGATCACCAAGGCGCGCAAGATCGGCCGCGTCGCGCCGAACGCGGTCGTCCTGTCGCCCGCCGACATGGAGACCGTCGACCTCGCTCGCGACGAGCAGGGTCGATTCTTCGGTGCCGGCCCGTTCGCCTTCGGCCCGCGGACCCTCTGGGGCCTGCCGACGATCGAGTCCGAGAGCCAGCCCGACGGCGAGGCGCTGCTCGGCGACTACTCGAAGGCGGTCCTGTGGGACCGCGAGCAGACCACGGTGACCGTGACCGACTCGCACGCGGATTTCTTCATCCGCAACATGGTCGCGATCCTCGCCGAGGAGCGCGTCGCCTTCGCTGTCACCCGCCCGACCGCCTTCGTCAAGGTCGACGTCGCGGCCTGACCCAACTGACCGACCCGCGACCCGGTGCCACCGCGCACCGGGTCGCGGTCGTTCCGGAAGGAGAAACCAGTGGGACTCAAGATCTACGCGACCGAAATCAACGGCTACCCGGCCACCGTCCAGCTGACCGACGAGGACGCGGAAGCACGCGGCCTCACCGCGAAGGACACCGTCGAGTACCGGCAGAAGGCTGCAGCCAAGCGCAAGGCGGACGACGCCGCGGAAGCGGCGGCGAAGGCCGAGGCGGACCGCGTCGCGGCAGAGAAGGCCGAGGCCGACCGCAAGGCCGCCGAGGGTGCGGCAGCGGGCGCCGATGCCGCCAAGGCCGCCGCGCCTGCCAACAAGGCGCGGACAGCCGCGAACAAGGCGGCCGAGAAGTGACCGCGCCGCCCGAGCCCGAGATCGTCACCCCCGAGGAGCTGGCCGCGTTCCAGTCTGAGGAAGGCATCGACGAGCTCAGTCTCGCGGCGGCAATCTCGGAGGTCCGCGGCTACTGCGGATGGCACATCGCGCCTCAGCGCACCGAGACCCTGATCCTCGACGGGCCGGGGCTCTCGGTGCTGCTGCTGCCGACAATGCAGGTCGACGACGTCGCCGCGGTCGTCGAGAACGGTACGGCCTTGTCGGTCGGCGACGCGGTCGAGTGGTCCGCGAAGGGCATGCTGCGCAGGCGGTCCGGATGGACCGATCGCTGGCGCAGCATCTCGGTGACACTGACGCACGGCTACGCAAAAGCGCCGGCCGAGCTGAAGCGGCTCATCCTCGCCACAGCCGCCTCGCAAGTCGACGAGGGCGCCGCCGCGGTAGCCGAGAAGGTCGGGCCGTTCGAGTTCTCTGTCGCGCAGCTGCAGCCGCACCAGCTCGCGATTCTCAATCGCTACCGCCTCGGCTGGGGTGCGTGATGGCAGAGAAGGTCATGCGGATCCGCAGCACGCCCGGCGGCCTGGACTCGAACCTCGACCCGGTGCCGTCGACCGAGGACAAGCGCGAGATCCGGACGCTCGCAGTCGAGCCCGGTCTGTCCGAGGAGTTGGCCGAGCTGGGCCGCGACGGCGAACGGATCGAGTTCACGGTCTATCTGCGCCGCCGGGCCGACGTCGTGAACGGCGACGAGCTGCTCATCCGCGGCGATCGGTACTCGGTGCGGGTCGTCGACTGGCGGTCGCCGCGAACCGCTCGCGGGGGCCTTGTCGCCCTCGCGTCTCTCGGAAGGGGGTAGGCATGGCGCAGAAACCGTTTCGGCTCAACCGTGCGGGCGTCGGCAAGATCCTGAAGCAGGAGAAGCTCGCGGCGGCTGTTACAGCGGTTGCGCAGCAGATCGGTGGAGCCGTCCGGGGCCGCGTCGGCACGGACGTCGTGGTGCGCGTCGACCCGTACACGACCGACCGCGGCGCTGCTGCGGTCGTGATCGCCGACCGATACGGCGCGGCGATGCAGGCGAGCGACGGCGCGCTCACCAAGGCCGCCGCCTCGGTCGGACTGTCGGTGACGTCGCGATGAAAGCGCTGCGGAAGCCGAGGGACGCTGCTGTTCCGATCAAGGACTTCCTGATCGGACAGCTGGCGGCGACGGATCACAGCGCGACGGCCGCGTTGAAGCTGCCGACCGACTGGTCCCCGAAGAGTCCGCCGGCCGTGGTCGTGTTCGACGACGGCGGGCCGCAACGGTGGCCGGTCTCGACCAAGCCGCAGATCCGCATCACCGTCTGGGCCGAGGGCCGCACCGAGGCGCGCGACATCGCGGGCAAGTGCATGGGCTGGCTGCTCGCGCTGCGAGTGCCTGGCGTGAAGGTCTCACCAGGGTCCGCCCTGATCGACGCACGAGACCCCAAGAACGGCGGAATGATGGCGAGCTTCACCGTCAACACCACCGTGCGAACAACCAACCTCTGAGTCACATCGTGACCCGAAACCCTTTGGAAGGGGTGTTTTTTCATGGCCGCAGTAAATGCTGATGCCACACGGATCTGGGACGGGGCGGAGACGTACGTCATCGATGCCGCCGACGTCTCCGACATCAACACGCTGGTGCCCGCAGACGTCGACGCGACGCTCGATCCGAAGTGGCTGTTCGTCGGCCTGCAGGACGCGGACGCAGGCGTGCCGGTCACGCCGGAACTCGAGATCGTCCACTACGACGGCTTCGGGCACCCGCGCTACCGCTCGAAGGCACGGCGCGGTTCGGTAACAACCGGATTCACCGCCTTCGAGGACAACCCGGTGACGCGCAAGTTCGTGCTGCCGGGATCGGCCCCGAACCGAGTGGGTGCGCCCAAGGGCATCCGGTTCTACGTCCTCTACAAGTTCGAGGACGAGGGTTACACCGACATCCTCATCACGACCCGGCCGGCGCTGCTCGAGCTGTCCTCGCACAGCGGCAAGACCGAGGCGGGGCAGGAGTCGTACGAGATGACCTGCCACCACGCGAACGACGCGAACGGTGACGTGTTCATCCGCGTCGAGACCGAGCCCGAGGGCCCCTAGCGCCCCAGTCGTTGAACGACGGAGTCGATGAGACCGAGCCGTTCGACGACGACGTCCCTCTCGGCTGATCCCTGAGGAGGACGTGGGGCGGGTCAGGACAACCCCACAGACCCCGGCCGTCCGCGGAGTGCAGCCCGCGGACGGCCGGACCTCTTTCGCTGCACCGCTGCACAGGAGGCGTCATGCCCCGAGTCCCCACCGAACGCGAGATCGCAGAGACCGCCGAGCGACTCGGCCTAACGCCGCCGCTCACGCCGACCCAGTACAAGAAGGTCGCGCGCGCAATACAACTCGCCCCCCAGATCGAAGCCGAGGAGAAGGCCGAGGAAGCCGTCAAGGCCGCACCCGCCGACTTCGCCGCTTCGGTCGCCGACGCACACACGCACCTTCTCGGTGCGGGCGTCCCTGAACATGCCGCCGCGCTCGTGGTGGCAGCAATCGCGCCGGACCTCTGGCGCAAGAACCAAGGAGCTGCACATGCCCCAGGCTGACGACTTCGAGACCTTTTTCGATGACGCCGACAACGAGACCGATACGGACTCGACCGCCGTCGTCGACGCCACCCCGACTCCGAGCGGCGCAGGGCCGAATCGCGCTGCTCGCCGCGGCGGGAAGAAGGGGCGCAAGAAGCCCGTCGCGATCCCCGAGGGCGCGCCCGTGCCTCAGGATCATCTGGCGAAGAAGGATCCTCGCGCAGCCGAGGCCGACGGTGGTGCGACCATCGTCCTCCGGTTGTGGGACAAAACCATTCACATCTCCCAAGTGGACCTGCTCGAATCGTGGGACTTCCAGATGGGCACCGTGCAGGGCAATCCGCTGATGATGGTGAAGGGCCTGCTGGGCGATCGAGACTTCGCCTGGTTCGCCGCCCGCGCACGGGCCGAGGGCAAGAGCCCGATCGACGCGTCGAGCGAAGTGATGTCGATGTTCGCTCGCGCAACAGGATTCGACTCGGCGGGAAAATAGTCGGCCTGCTCGCACTGCTGCGCTCGAAGGGCGATCCGATCGAGGCGGACCTGAACCGCTTCCATCAGACCGATCTCCGAGACCTCTGGCGGCCAGGCGGCGGGGAGTCGCATCTGACCCTCCGCCGCCTGTTCGTACTGATCCGCTACCTCCCCGCCGATTCCGCTCTCGCGATCGACGAGAGCGACGGGCGCGTCCCGTGGACGATCACCGACCACCTGCTCGCCGACCTCTGGGAGCAGAAGGCGAACGCCGGGCGAGGCCGGGGCAAACCGCGAATCCGCCACCCGTGGCGCCTCGAGCAGAAGAAGCGGCAATCAGCGCGCAGGAGCGAAGCGAAGCGCAACAAGTTCGAGCGTGCGAAGGCGCGACGCGCCCGGGAGCTCGGCACAACCGAATAGGAGGGCGCGCCCGTGGAAACAATCGGCTGGGCCGCACTGCAGGTCATTCCCACGATGCAGGGCGTCGAAGGGAACATGTCCGGGCAGCTCGTCGGTCCGATGCGGACGGCGGGCAAGCGTGCCGGCCAGGCCGCGGGCGACGGCATCGCGGCGGGCATCGCGGGAGCGAAGGCCGCCGTCGAAAAGGCGACGTCCGACCTGTCGAAGTCTCAGGACAAGGTTGCCGACGCCGCCGGCAAGCGCCGGGTCGCCGAGGCTGCGCTGGTCGAGCTGCAGGAGAAGGGCATCACCTCGGGCGCGCGGCATACCCGCGCGGTCGAGGCGCTCGAATCCGCAAAGCGCAAGGAAGCCGCGGCGTCCAAGGTGGCCGAGCAGGCGACGAAGAACCTGGCCGACGCGGAGGAGCGCGCGGCGAAGGCGGCCGACGGCGGGGCGGATGACGTCAGCCGTTTCGCCGGCTCCTTCGATGGGTTCGGCGACAAGATCAAGGGTGGGGTCTCCGACCTCGGCAAGTTCACTGCCGCGGCCGCCGGCATCGGCAGCGCCATCGGCCTCGGCATGGCGGCGATGGACAACATGGACATCGAGTCCAAGCTCGCCGCACAGCTCGGCGCGACGGGCGACCTGGCCGCCGAGTACGGCGACAGGGCGGGCGCCCTGTACCGATCCGGTGTCGCGGGCTCGATGGAGGAAGCGGCGCAGGCGGTCGGCCTGGTCGCGAACTCCTTCCGGACGGCGGGATTCGAGGGCGAAGCCTCGATGGATCAGATCGCCAGCAACGCAATGACCTTCGCGAACGTGTTCGATCAGGACGTCTCGGCGTCGGTACAGACCGCATCGCAGCTGATTCAGAACGGTCTCGCCAAGGACTCGACCGAGGCCTTCGACCTACTCACCCGCTCGTTCCAGACCGTCCCCGCGGCGATGCGCGACGAACTGCCCGAGATCATCCAGGAGTACGGGACGAACTTCCGCGCGCTCGGGTTCGACGGCGAAGAGTCCTTCAACCTGCTCGTCGCGGCCGCCGAACAGGGCAAGTTCGCCCTGGACAAGACGGGCGACGCGCTGAAGGAATTCACCATCCGCGCGACGGACGGGTCCAAGTCCACAGCGGAGGCGTACAAGTTCCTCGGCGAGGACGCCGAGGCAATGGCCACGAGCGTCGCCGCGGGTGGCGAGTCGGCGCAGCTCGCGCTGCAGTACACCGCGCAGAAGCTACTCGACATCGAAGACCCGGCGGTCATGGCGCAGCAGGCAATCGCCCTGTTCGGCACACCCCTCGAGGACCTGTCCGTCGATCAGATTCCCGCGTTCCTGAAGACGCTCACGGGCGCCGAGGACGCGATGTCCGGATTCGCGGGCTCGACTCAGCAGATGTCGGACACGGTCAACTCCGGGCCGAATCACGCGATGACGGTGCTGAAGAACACGATTCAGTCGACCATCACGGACGGCATCGGGGCCGCCGCACAGTTCCTCATCGAGAACGCCGACCTCTGGGCGCAGATCGGTTCCGTGGTCACCGACATCGGATCGGTCGCACTCCCGGTGGTGTGGGGCGCGATGCAGATCGGAATCGGGATCCTCGGCGACGTCGCGAACGCGATCGGGGGAGTCGTCGGCTGGTTCCGCGAGCACGAGGTCGTCGCAGGCATCCTGGTCGGCGTCATCACGATCGGACTGCTCCCCGCGCTGGTGTCGATGACGGTCGGCTTCGCCACCTCGGCGGCCGGCGCGGTCGCGAGCGGTGCCACGCTCACCGCGGTCTGGGTGTCGACGCAGGCCTCGGCCGTTGCGTCGGCAGCCGCGCAGGTGGCGGCGCAGTACCGGACTGTCGCGGGCTGGGTCGCATCGTCGGCCGCTGCGGTCGCCAACGGCGCGATCATGGTCGGTCAGTGGATCGCAGCCGGTGCAACGGCAACCGCGCAGGCGGCTATCGCTGCAGGCGCGTGGGTTGCATCGTCGGCGCGCACCGTCGGCGCTCTCGCCCTGCAGGGCGCTGCGTTCATCGCGCACCGTGCCGTGATGATCGCCGGAGCGGTCGCGACCGGAGCGGCGACGGCCGCGCAGTGGGCGTTCAACCTCGCACTGTCGGCCAACCCGATCACCCTCATCATCATCGCGGTGACGGCGCTCGTCGCCGGACTGATCTGGTTCTTCACCCAGACCGAGATCGGGCAGAAGATCATCACGGCCGCCTGGGATGCGATCCTGACCGGCTGGAACTGGATGTACGACAAGGTCTCGGCCGGGATCGACGCCTTCGGTGCGGCCCTCGGCTGGATCGGCCAGAAGGCAGGCGAGGCGAAGGACTGGGTCGTCCAGAAGTTCAACGACCTGGTCGGGTTCGTCACGGGCCTGCCCGGACGAATCAGCTCGGCCGCGTCGGGACTCTGGGACGGCATCATCAACGCCTTCCGGTCGGCGCTGAACTGGATCATCCAGAAGTGGAACAACTTCCGTCTCAGCTGGGAGTTCACGGTTCCGGTCATCAACAAGAAGGTGTCACTGTCGCTCGACACCCCCGACCTTCCTCTCTTCCGCGACGGCGGCGTGATCGCTGGCCGGACCGAAGACGGGCAGCTCTGGGGTCCGGGGACGGGGCGCTCGGACAGCATCGTCGGCGTCGACGCGTTCGGCGTCCCGGTCGTCCGTGTCGCTGACGGCGAGGGCATCGTCCGCGAGGACGTGATGCGGCAAGGCGGTGCCGCCGTCGTCGCCGCACTCAATGCGGGTTGGGTGCCGCCGGCCGGATTCCTCCACGCGCTGATGAACGGCGACTTCCAGTCGAACCTCTTCGGCATCGAGGAGGATTCTCGGCTGGTTGCGGGAGCGTTCGGGCTGCGATCGCTGGCGATCAATGGTGATTACACGCCGAACATGTTCGAGGCTTTCGGCGTCGAGGAGGATCACCCGGTCATCAGTGGCCTGCTTTCACTCCGCGATGCGATGTCGCGGCTGCCGAAGTTCGCCGAGGGCGGCGTCATCGGCAGCCTGACATCTCTCGCGTCTGAGCACTTCCCAGCGCTGCAGGTGACCGACACAGTTCGCCCCGGGGCGAACGACTACCACGGCGCAGGGAAGGCGGTCGACTTCTCGAACGGCTCGGGCAACACCGACGAGCAGCTCGGGTTCGCGAACTTCCTCGCGGACAACTATCAGGGACAGTTGCTCGAGCTGATCTACGACGATCCTCGGTTCGACCGGCAGATCAAGAACGGCGAAATCGTTCCGCGCACGTACTACGCGAACGCGGGCGATCACACGCACCACGTGCACGCGGCCGCCGACGAGCCACTCGGCCCGCCAGCACCGCCGGCGCCTGAGCACATACAGGTCGGTTCCGGTCCCTCGGGCGCGGTCCCCAGCTGGGGGCCGGACGCGGGCGCATCGTCAGCGACGAGTGCATCGACGCCGACGACCGAACTGCAGCAGACGTTCTCGGCGCGAGACCGGTGGAAGTCGATGTTCACCGACATCGCGGGCGTCTGGTCGGATGCCTCGATCGAGATCCTCGGAGTGGGGGAGTACTTGGACCTCGCGGACCGCTACACGATCAAGGCTGACTCGACGGCGGGCATGTCCTCGCCGTCGAGCCTTCCGAGCTCGCCGCAGTCCGCAGTCGGCGCCGATCAACTGGCGACCGTCACCGAGGGACTCATCGACCCGAACGCTCCTGCTCAGACCGGCCCGGGAGACCGGACCGGCGCCGAGCTGTACGCGTACGAGATCGCGCGGGCAGCGAGCGAGATGGGCCTCGGCGAGGCCGCCGCGGTCATCGGCGAGGCAACCGCTCTCGTCGAGGTCGGCGATCCGCTGAAGATGTACGCGAACTCGAAGCTGCCGGCGTCTCTCGCTCTGCCGCACGATGCGGTCGGCAACGACGGCACGTCGACGGGCCTGTTCCAGCAACAGGACTACCCGGAGTGGGGAACTCTCGAGCAGCGGATGAACCCGTTCGAGTCGGCTCGGATGTTCTTCGAGCATCTCACCGAGTTCGACTGGAAGTCGATGGATCCAGGCGCGGCCGCGCAGAAGGTGCAGCGGTCGGCCTTCCCGGGTCGGTACAGCCAGATGATGACCCGCGGGCAGCAGCTCGTCGACGAGACGGGCCTGTTCGACTCGGGCGGATGGATGATGCCCGGACAGCTCGGGTTCAACGGGCTGAACGAGCCGGAACCCGTTCTGCTGCCGCGTCACTGGGACATCGCCGAGGCGAACATCGACAAGGTCGACGAGCTCGTCGGCGCGGGTGTCAGCGGCGGGCCGCGCGTCCAGATCAACAACAACCAGCAGATCACGATCGCGGATCAGGCCTCGTGGCAACGCGATCAGGCCATGCGTCAGAGCATCGCGCTCATGCGTTTCGGAGGTGGACGTGCTTGATGTTGCGCTCATCGGAGCCAACGGTTATCGCCTCGATCTCGCTGGACGTAACGCCGGCCGCCAGGGCGTCATCCTGGCGGCCGGCCAGGTCCAAGGGATCTACGGGGCGCCGATCTCGAGCGAGTGGAAGAGGGCCGCACGACAGCGCGGCGGGCGGTTCAAGAACCGAACGTTCCCGTGGCGCGATCTAGCACTCGGCTTCCACCTGTTCGGCGATGACACCGATATGGACATTGAGCGGCTCGACTCGCTGCTCGACCAGATGATCACCGACGCGCCGGACGAGTGGGACGAGGACGAGCAGCTCGCGCAGGTCGTCGTGCGGTCATCGCGCGACATCCGCCGCCTGTTCATCCAGCGGTACGACAACACCGATCTCGACCCCGAGTTCGACCCCACGCTCGAGGATGAGCAGTACCTGAACCCGATCTACAAAGTCCGATCGGCCCAACCATTCTGGGAAGGCCAGACGAAAGTCACGGACTTCGAGAAGTCCACGACGTCGGCCTCTGGGTTCATCGAAGTGTCGAACCCGACACCGATCACGATGATGCAGACCTGGGTGCTCACGCGGGCGACGTGGAACATCCCGGATCCGTCGTGGGTCGGGCCGAAGGGCAAACGGCGCCCGGGCGGACGGTTCGGGAATCGGATCGTCCCGCTGCTACCGATCGACTCGGTGCACGCAGGCGCCCGGATCAACTACGACCCGATGCGCCTGATGCTCGAGTCGTGGTCCGGCACGAACCTGTTGGGCAGCAACGGCGGCCGGCAGTTCTTCATGCACAAGATCCCGCCCTACACGCCGCCGACCAAGCTGCCGATCTCGTACACCGGAGCACCGGCCGGCGGGGCGCGGGCAGAGCTGCATCAGCCGCGGCTGTGGCCGAAGCCGTGGGGAGGTGAGCTGCTGTGAGCGTCGTCGATTTCGACCTGTCTCTCGCCGAGCAGTGCGCGGCGATCATGGAGGCAACCGAGCGGGCACACCGCGAGCTCGACCAGATGCGGCGCACCCCGCCCCTGGTTCGGCTGTGGACCGGCGCCGACGCCGACCTCGTGCACATCGTCGAGTGCGAGGACGAAGCGAAGTGGGAGGACGTCGACAACGACTCTGCGGTCGGCACCCTCTCGCTCGACTTCGAGATGCCGCAAGCGCAGTGGCTCAACGACATGTACGGCCGGATCCAGCGCGGCGAGAAGCGCAACGTCCTGGTCTCGGTGGACTACATGGGCACTCGCTGGTCCGGGCTGCTCGAGGAGACCGACGTCCAGACCGACGAGTTCGGTAACAGCACCCTCGTCGCGTCGTTCCTGTCGGACTTCGAGCAGCTCAAGACAAAGCTGCTGTGGTCGACGCCTGTCATGCCGGCCGCCTTCCAGCCGATCAAGGTGTTCGGGCTCGCAGGCCCGGCGCCGTGGGTGCTGCTGACGGCACTGCACATCAATCTGTGCCGCGAGAACATGCCGATTTTCACCCTCCCCGACGACCCGCTCAAGGTGTCCTCGTGGTGGGAGGGCTTCGACATGTCCACCTGGACGGTCGTGGTCAAGCCCGGCTCGTTCATGGAGTGGCTCGCGAAGGGTGTGCCGTGGGCGATCCTGACGTCGCGGTTCAAGTATTGGCACGAGGCCGCGCAGGCGATCCTCGCCGACGGTGAGCTCTCGCTGCAGTGGCGCCGCTGGTTCGAGGGCGACCCGCTGCCCTGGCCCGGCGCGAAGCTGCGCCACGGCGCGCTGGTGGTGTGGATCGAGGACAAGTCCGGCGTCGAGGCCGGCACCTCGAACGGCGGCTCGCTCTTCGACGGGTTCGTGCGGACGATCCGCTCGTACACCGAGGACTTCGTCGAGAACATCGAAGAGACGATCACCGACATGCCGGTCGTCGGCGACTACCGCGTGCCCGGCGACCGGCGAACCGATCCGCGTGTGCCGTACGTCTACTACTCGCCGGACAGCCCGGGGGTGGTGCGCTCGAGCTTCAAGCAGCGGCCGGCCCGGGCGGTGCAGCTCGTCACGGGCGGCCACTCGATGCCGGGCGTGAACGAGACCATGAGCGCGCTCGTGCAGGGCGTGTTCGACGTCGTGGGCAACCTGCTGCAGTTCGGCTCGGTCGGCGGCTCCATCGACGCGATCCTGAAACCCTTCTACGAGGACACCGTCCTCGCGTGGATCGCGGTCAAGCTGCTCAGACGGGCTCAGGTCTCCGGCGACTTCCGGTACTTCGAGTTCTTCATCGCCTCGGGCGGCAAGGCGTACACCCTCGACTCGCTGATGGTGCTGCGCCAAGGCGCGTACGAGACGCGGACGATCTTCTCCGGGTCGATGGAAATCACCGACGGCGCCCCGTACGTCATCGGCGCGCCCGGCATCGGGCACTTCGACAAGGGCGACCGCGTCGCCACCCGTATCCCCGGCGACATCACGCAGCGGATCCACGTCGAGCGCGTCTCGAAGCGAGTCCTGTCGTGGGGCGTCGACCGGGCGCCGGAGTTCGAGATCAGCCTCGGCGGCGAAGCGCTGCAGCAGGATCCACTGGTTCGCCTCATGGCAGCCATCGACAAGGGCAAATCCGACCTGAAGGAGCTGGGGGTGATGTCGTGAAGCGTGACGAGATCCCGACACGGGAGAACTGCGATCTCGACGACCCGGAAGAGATGTTCTGGTGGATGCTGGTCTCGCTCCCAGAACTCAAGGGCGCGCTGGCGATCCTGCCGTTCGTGTACTACCGGCTCGTCTCGAAGCGCCTGCACGACTGCGGCGCTCGACTCAAGTGCGACCACTGCGGCCATATGGCCGAGCCGACGATCAAGCTCCGGTTACCGCAGACCGAAGAGGCCTGGCTCACGGGCGCCGGCAAGTGGGTGCCCGCCGACGAGCCCGACCCGCCGCGGACCGAGGCGAAGGATCTCGTGCGCAAGATGCCGCCCGAGCTCCGCAAGGAACTGAACGACGCACTCGACGCCATCAAGGCCGAGGAGGAAACGTGACGCGATACTGGCCCCTCGAGCGGGGACACATGATCACCTCGGAGTTCGGACAGCGCTGGGGAACCGTGCACTGGGGCGTCGATTTCGGGTGGGAAGGCGGCTCGGCCGGGCGCCCTGTGTACGCGGTCCAGGGCGGCACGGTCTGGGCCGTCGGCCCCGCATCCGGGTTCGGTCAATGGGTCGTCCTGGACCATCCAACCGAGGATGGCAGCGGCACCACCGTCTACGGGCACGTGATCCCCGAAGTGTCACTCGGGCAGCGCGTGGAGGCGGGCCAGCGCATCGCCCGCATCAACCCGGACTCGAACACCAACGGCGGCGTCGCCCCGCACCTGCATCTCGAATGGCACCGCTACGTGTGGTCCCAGCCGGGGGCAGACCGACTCAACCCGCTACCGCTGCTCGATGGCGCGCAGTACCCGAACGAAGCGGTCGCAGGCATGGACGTCGACGGCCTGTCGCGAGCAATGGGCGGCACCGTCTCGCGCGAGCGGTACGCCGCGCTGCTACCCGCCTTCACCGCAGCGATGCGAGAGGCCGGGTGCACGACCGTCGAGCGCGCGGCGATGTGGTGCGCGCAGC